TGTTGCTGTACTAGCACCATTTGCATCCGCATCATCTATATATATTTCTGTAGCCGATGCGTAAGTAGCATGATTAAATCTTAAATCTCCAGCTCCAGGGTCTGCGTCTGTTGTGCTAGTATCAAATTTGTAATAGTAACCTGGTATTGCACCATCTTCACCAGATGCTACAAAAGAAATAAATACTTTATCATCATCAGCAAAAGTACCAGCACTATCAATATAAACTAAACTTATTTTTGAATAACCACTTGCGTCTGTGATTGCACCAGTTACTTTAAATACCATCCAAGTATCTAATGTATTTGCTTTTGAAATTCTTATTCTACCTCTATTGGTATCATTGCCTGTTACATCATCCCAGCTTTGTACCCATGCTGAAACATCTGTTCCATTAAATTCTAAATCATCTATGTACATTATGGTTGCACTAGATATTGTTGCATTGTTTAATCTAAATTTTCCTGCTCCAGGATCTGCGTCAGCAGTAGTTGTTGAATATTGAAACATTGCTGAATCTCCACCAGCAGGTAGAAAGTCTGCAACTGTTGTTAAATTACCAGAACTATCAAATCCTAAAGTTTTAGATGCTCTTGTTGTAGCACCATCTGTAAATTCTGGTGTTGTAATTGTATTTGTTCTTGAAACTTTAAACGATCTATCCAACTCTTCTTGCATTTGTTGAATGGTCATTGTTGCACGATCCAAACCCTCTTCATGGCTCTCCGCAGGGAATGGATCATTAGCAATATAATCTATTGCTTGGGTTTGCGGGACTTCTCTAATCATCACTACAGTTTCTGTAGCTGTGGGAGTATTTCCTGATGTGAAAGTTATTGAGCCACCACTAGCATCACCTGCTCCTGCAACTGTGTAGTGGGTTGTTATAGTCTTAGTTGTTTCAGTTCCTGTTGAGGATCTGATAATTACTGATAAATCTGAATCTGCAAATATCTTAAACGGATAGGTAAAATTAGTTGTACTACCATCACCTGCTGTTAATTGCCTTACTACTGTTGAAGATATTGTCATACTTATTCTCTATATTACTTTTAATCTTTTGATTCAATCTTTAAATTCATAATTTCTAAAGCTCTTTTTGCAGTTTTAATCATCACTAAATAATGAGCATCTATTAAATCTCTCTTCTCATCTGCTGTATATTTTTTATTATTATATATGTTTCTTATAACAAAGTTAAGGTCTTTTATAGCATCAGCATAAGGAATTAACTGCAATCTATTTTTTCCTTTTACACTTTCTATTAATTCTTTAGATTCTAAAACTTTACCTTCTTTTTCTAAAGCATCTATCTCATTTACTATTTTACTTATCTTATTATACTCCTCATAAAAATCTGTAATATATTGAGAATTTGCATCTGGATATTGTGCTGTAAATGCTCTTATAACTGGCATTTTTGACAAAGGTTGAGTAGGTAAAATAGGGTCTTTAATCATACCACTTTCAATTAATGCTTTATCAGATAATTGTACTAAATATCTTCCTATTGTACCTGTCCATTGTCTTGCAAAGTTATCAATAATAATAGGATTGTTAAATTTAGTATCTGTACCAATTAATTTATAAATTCCATTAGCAAGTATTTTTGCAGTTTGAGAGGTATATGTTGTGTATTGCATTTTATTTGGTAGATTTTTTTCTATATAATCTGGAACTAAAGGTCTGCCTTGAAACCAACTAACATTAAATCCACCTTCAATAAATGGCATAGCAAATTGAGGTGTTGGCACAAATCCTTTACCTAATTTAAGTAAATAATCAGTAAACCAACCATCTAATTCTTTTTTAGTTTTGGCATCTTTATTAAAATTTGTTTCTAAAAAAGATTCAGTTAATGCTTTAAATGTAACACCAATATCAAAAGGTACAGGAATCTTATGAACAACTTTATTTTTACCTTCTCCACTTGTTGTTAACCAATAATTTCTTTTAACCCATTCTGGTTGAGCTTGTATCGCAGGATCATCTTTTCCTAAAAACCAAAACAATGCACTTGGTCCTATAATTGCTCCACCGATAGTGAGTATTGCTCTTGTTGGTCTTTGTTTTGCAGTATCATATACTTTTGCAAAACCTTGAACCATAGCATTATAGAAAGCAGAAATTTGATTAAGTCCTCTCATTTTTGCTCCCATTCTTCCAAAGTCTAAAGTTATATCTCTTGATTCAAAACCACCTCTTTTAATCGCTTGTTCATGTGTTAATCCTCTTTTAATAGAAGCATCATAAACTCTTCTAAATTCTGAAAGTCTTGTAGCATTTTCAAAAGTTTCTGATATTACTCTTAATATTTCTATAGGATTTTCTGCTTTGTTTCTAATAGGTCCTTTATTTAAAATATCAAAAGCAGGTTTATCAAATATTGCTCTATCTACTGAAATCATAGTTGATTGCATACCGCCAGATTTTATCCAATATTCATAATATTTTTGGGAATTTTTATTTAAACCTGTCCTACCAGCAATAATATCAAACAATCCTCTTATAGAACTAGCAACAGGAAAAAAACCATACTTACTATAAATAGTAGCTTGAACTGTATCTCTTAAAAAGTTTGCTCCAACAAAATCAAAAGCTAAAGTAGCACCAGCTCTTAACCAACGAGCAGGATGTCTAGCAATAGCATAAAATAAATTACCAGCATCTCTTGGGTTAAAATCTTTCATTGCGTCAGCTAATTCTTTTCCCACTTCCCATACTTCATATTTACCCTTACGAAACACAGCAACGGAATCATCTCCCACTTTATCAAATTCTTTTCTAAACACTTTCATGTTTTCTGCAACTTTTGTAGAAACTTTTGAAGTATCTATTCCCAAATCTTCTAATTCTTTTAAATTTAATTTAGTAGATTTAGTTGTTGTTTTTTTATTAATGTCTGGAAATGATTTTTTATTAGCTTCAACTAAATTAAAAAAAGATGTTAGTGCAAAATTTCTTTCTACTTTTTTTATAATATTAAAAGTATTAGAATAAGTAGTTGCCACAGGATCAATAACTTGTTTTGTTGAACCCGTCATTCTTTTAAAAGGATTAGAAACTCCTTGAATAAAACCTTTATCTTTTAAAGAAGATTCTACAACTCTAGCAAATGGTATATAATCTTTGTTTAATTCAATCATTGCATTAAATGCTTCCTCAGTTAATAATCCTTTATCCTTTGCATATTCTAATACTCTTCTATTATAATCTGTTAATTCTTTTTGGACCTTGTCATATTTTTTAATTAATTCTTTATTGTTAACTACTTCTTTTGCTGCTTTTAAATCAAAACCAGTTGTAATTCCTTGCGATTCTTTTTCTAAAACTCTTTTAGATACAGCATAATTAGCAAACTCTGCTATAGTTTGTTTGTTGTTTAAATCTCTTGCAGACCTTGAAATACCAACTTTTTCTGGAAGTCCTACTATTGCAAATTTTCTATTAATTAAAGGCTCTAATATTGCTTTAAATGATTTACCATTATTTATTAATTTAGAATTTTGTGTAGCTACTTCTATAAAAGTTCCACTTAAATTTTCTACACCTAATAAATTTCTAAATTCTTCATAAATATTTAAAGCATCTTTAGTATTTTTTGTATTTTGAACTTTAGATATTAATTTTTTTACAGGATGTAATCTATCAATAGAATTTGTAACAAAAGAATCTTTAGTAGCTTTAGCTTTTTCTTTTATAGTTACTATAGCTTCTGGTTCGTCAAATCTAATATTATCATTTATTTTTTGTTCAGCTTCTGTTTTAAATTTTAATCCTTCTTTAAAAGTATCAGGTTTTAATGTTATGTTTTTATCTCCACCATAATATCTAGGATTTTGATTGGTCGTACTTGCTGTATCTTCTAAAACAGTTTTATTAATAATCATGTCATCTGCAAACTCTGTCATTGTTCTATCGTTTTTAGTTATAATATCTTTAGATTTTTTTATTGCTGCACCACTAAAATTAAATAAACCAAATAAAAATAAACTATCTTGCATTTGTTCTTTGCTTGGCATTTCTCCATGTATAATTGCACCTACACCCTCAAAGGCAGTAGCTTGTGCTATAGTTTTTTTAAATCCACCTGTAACTAAACCACCAGTTTTAGTTGCTGCATAAATTTGAGCAGCTTCAGTTGCACCAGCTTTAATACCTTCTTCTGTCCATATCTTCCAAAATTCTTGAAAACCATTTACCTCATCATTTTGTAATGCTTTTAAATATGTTTCTCGTAAAGAACCCGCAACAAACGCACCTGACGCTAAACTAACATCAGGTTTTCTTGTAGTAAGAACCCCTGCTATTGTGGGTACTGCATAGACAGGTAAATCTTTAACTAATCTTGAAATGTTTGTAATGTTTCTTTCTAAAAATCCAGTATCATCTGGTTGTTCTGTTGTGTAAAGTTCTGGCATCTCATCTCCATGAACATAAGATTGATGTAAGTCATAAATACCAGCACCCCAACCTCTTTGCCAATATTTTGCAGGTTCAAAAACTTCTCCAACTAGAGCTTCTTTTTGTTTTTGAATAAAAGGAGTATCATCGCCTTGTATTTCTAATTCTTTTAATTTTGCATAAACACTTTCGTGTTCTTCTCTACCTACCTTTAAAATGTTTTGCCAAGCATTTCTAATAGGTGTAAGGTTAAGTTCTTTTAAACCAAACTCTGACAATATTTCATCAGATTGAAACCCTGCTTCAGTTAATTTTTTTATTTCTTCCTGTTTAAATGATTCAATTTCTGTTTCAGAAAAACCAGCTTCTTTAAAACTTTTTATTTCCTCTGCCAATGAAGCCATTATTTTTCCTCTGTAAGTTCTCTAAATTCTTGTATTGTTAATTTTCTACCTAACTCTTGTTCTTTTTGTTGTCTTAATGTTAAACCTTCTTCAATAACAACCTTTGTATTTTTTTGTATTTCATCTCTAATACTTACAAACACATCATTAGCATTAGGAAGAAAAGTATAAAAATCATAACCAATAAAATTTTTATTTCCTTTTGTTGCTTTTAATAATTGATCTGAAGTTAAACCAGCTTCTAAACCCAAAATATATCTATTGTACATCGTATATTTAAATTGATTTAATCTTGCATCTTTACTTTTATCCAATGGTTGTAAAGCAACACTACCAGCTACTTGATCTTTAAAATTGTCTATAAATTTAAAAAAGGCTGTATGGTTTTCTTTAAATTTTGGTTGAGTAGATATTTCTAAAAGATTGTTTAGATATTTGACATCATTAATGGTAGTTTCTGATCCTATTCTTTCTAATATACTTTTACCTTCCCCAGTTTCACCAGTTAATAAAAATTTATCTGTAATAGTATTAACTTTATCATTAATAATAAGTTTAATAATGTCATCATTTTTTTCAAAATTAGATAGTTTATTAGCTGAACCATCAGCTACTTTTTCATTCATAAGAGTAAATTGTTCAACCGCAGATGTGTTAACACCAAATATTCTTTTTAAATTTTCTTGATAAGTAGGATTATTTTTTTCTAATTCATCAAAAATTTTTTTACTTTCTATTGCGGTTTCAACTCTAGCTACCTCTCTTTGAGTAAGTATTGCCATATTTCTATCTGATCTAATTCCTTTAGCTTTTTTTTGATATTCTTTTTCAAATTCAATTTTTTCTTGTGGATTTAAAGTTTTAAAAATGTTTTGTAATTCTTGATTACCACCAAAAGTTTTATTTTTAATTTCTTCGTTAGCTAAAGTAAAATCTCTTGGATTGGCATCAAAAGGAATATCTAAAGGTTTTAAAAGTATATTAAATTTTTGTTCTTTAATTTTTTCATTAGCTATAGCATCTAGTTTTAACAATTCATTAGCTGGAACATCATCAAAAGATCCATTTTTTAATGATAATTTGAAATTATTAGGTTGATTTTCAGCCATAGAAGTTGCTAGAAATTCAACACCTTTTTGAATATATGCTTTGGTTAATTGTTTTTTAACACCATCATCATAATCTTTATTTCCTTTTATTCTTTGTTCCATATTATCTTTAAAAGTAGATAAATATACAGGTCCTAATTGTTGTAACAATAAACTTTCTTTAACAAAAGTATCATCATCAACTTCTTTATTTTCTATAATTAAATTTAACCTGGCTTCTTCTATTGCTTTTGTTTTTAATAAACCAGATGTTGCGTAAAATTTTGCATCAATAGCTTTTTTTTCAAAATTATTTAAATTTTTTAATTTATTATTTTTATGATAATTATAAAGTTTATCAACTTCTGCATCATAATATTCCGATGCTTCAGTTGGATTGGTTTTTTGTTTTGCTTCACTTGATATAGTAAGCCAACCTTTTTGAGCAACATTACCTTGAGAATCAAATTGATCTTCATAAAAACTATTTATTGCTTTATATGATCTATTGTTAGCTTCAGTTTTTTTTTCCTCTATATAACTATCTCTTATAAAATTACTAATAGGCTGTAAAGCACCAGCAGGAGTATTATTAACATTTAAATCTGGCAAATTAGTTTCAACGGATGGTGTTGCTGTTGTTATAGAAGATTTAGAAATATATGTAGGTATTTTTGGCATTATTGATTCCTTGATCTGTTAGAAGATTTAGATTGTAATCTTAAATTACCTTTACTATTGTTTCTAGGGTTTCTATCTTTATGATCCACATCTCTACCTAAGATACTATTACCATATTTTTTTTTCATAATTCTTCTTGCACCATTTCTACCAGCTCTATTTTTTTTTTGCTCTGGTTTAGAATGATAATTGTTATATTCTGATTTATAGTCTCTCATAATTATCCTTTCATCTGCAATAAAGAAGTTCCAACTGAAGTTGCTGTTCTTAATTGTGCAATTTTTGCTTCTTGTCTTGAAATTTGACCAGATATTCTAGCAAAATTAGCTTCTTCAAATGCTCTAGCTTTTCCTATTTCAGTATCATATCTCATTTTATCTCTTTCAAGCTCTGCATTTGTTAAATTAGCCAATCTTATTCTAGCAGCAGTTCCACCTTGGGTAACTCCAGATTTAGCAGTATTAACAATAACACTTCCTTCAAGTTCTTTAAATTTTTTATTAAATGTTGATAAATCTAGTGTTAATTTATTATCAAGTATTTCTGCGTTTTGTTCTTTAACTAAAGCATCACGATTAGCTTTGGCTTGATTAAATTTACCATAAGCACCTTGTTGTTGTATCTGTGCCGCACCCAATGCACCTACTACTGCCATTTGCCAACCCATTAGAAAATCCTCGCATATCTGTAATGATGTGAGCCATCAAAACCATAGTGTTTCATTAAACCCTCTTCCTCTAA